GATCAAAGATCTAGATTATGTCAAACGTTATTATGGTTATAGTAATGAAAAGGCAAAACAGGCTTTGAAAATTCTAACAAAAGAACAACTTAATTTTATTAAATCAAAATTTGATACTGGAGGAAAAGGATGAGTGTTGTTAGAGAAGCTGAAGTGAAGTGGTCACAAGACCAAATGGTGGAAGTGGTTCTAGGAGAACCAGATGACTTTCTGAAAGTTCGTGAGACTTTGACTCGTATCGGAGTTGCGTCTAGAAAGGAAAGGAAAATCTATCAGTCCTGTCACATTCTGCACAAACAAGGAAGATATTACCTTGTGCATTTTAAGGAACTATTTGCCCTTGATGGTAAACATGCAAATCTGACATTGAATGATGTCCAGAGACGTAATCGTATTGCACAACTACTTGCCGACTGGGGTTTGATTAGTATTGTAGATGCCGATAAAATTCAAGACATCGCACCACTCAATCAGATTAAGGTTCTTGCATTTAGAGATAAGCAAGACTGGATCCTTGAGACCAAATACAATATTGGGTCGAAGAAGAAAAGGACAGAAGAAACCGAATAAAAAACAAAGCACTCTTGACAGGGTGCTTTTTTTATGCTATAAATAAACTAGTTCTGTAAGACGTGCAACACCGTCAGGAACTGCAAAAAAACTACGGAGAATATCCATGGCAAAGATCACTCTGCCGCTTGCATCGGTTATGAATGTCCTGTCCCTTGTAGCAGGTTTCATCGCACAAGGCATTTCAGGAGTACGAAAAAAGTTTACTGAAAACGACTATCTTCCTGTCGATAATATTCCTATCAAAGACCTCAAAGTTGATCCAAAGTATCAGAGACTGATCAACCTTGGGTTTATCAAGAAAGCGAAGGAGTTTGACCCCCTTCTTGTTAAACCTCTCTCGGTCTTCCAACGTCCAAACGGTGATAAGATGATCGTTGATGGACAACACACTACAGTCCTCGCAGCAACTTATGTTGAGGATGCAGATAACTTTAAACTACCTTGTCAGATTCAATATCACCCCTCTTATTTCACCATCGAACAATGTGAGAAAGCAGAGGCAGCATACTTCAAGCGTTTCAACTCTCTCCGAAACACTGTAAGTGCAGTTGCAAAGTTGCGGGCTGACATTGCACAAGGTGCTAAGTATGCTCAAGACATTGAGGAGAGTTTCCAAAGTCTCAATATTAATATTGAGGGTATCGGTGCACTTGATGACGGCACCAACTCTGTCTACGGGTATGACAAACTCAGAGTTGCTATTGGTAAGTATGGTAACACTCTGGTCAAAACCGCTGTGGATGCATACAAAACTCACAACGCCACAGACGGTAACAAGTGGACACAACCACTTAACGGTGGCATGATTTTTGGTCTTACTGCAACCTATCACTTCCTTGATAACTATGTGGGTGATGGTAGGAAGCGTGAAGGTTTCCTTGAGTTTCTTAACAACCGTCTTGCTAAGCGTTCTGTTGACAAGTACATCTCGAAGACCGCTGGTCCTCAAATGGATGTTTTAATTCTTGAGAATATTCTCGAACAGTACAACGCTCTTGTAGAACAAGATGTTCTTAACTATCCATCTATCGGCATGGAGAAGGATAATTCTCAGTGGAAAAAGTGGAAAGATGATAAAATCCATGGAGAACTTAACGAAGACGAAAAAGAGGATTGATAACCGAATAAAAATTTACGGAGTTCACACTCCGTTTTTTTATGTTATAATATAAATAATGGTGGATGCCTTCGGGGTCCACAAAACACAAACTCGCTTTTAAAGGAGCTAAGAATCATGGGAAACCTTGCACGGTATACTGCTGCGGACCTACCTGCGTTGATGGAACGCATAAATAGGAATAGCATAGGAATGGATGAATACTTCGATAGGTTGTTTAATCTCCACGAAACAACGAAGAATTATCCACCATTCAATCTAGTCACGGTCAGTAACGTAGAATCAAGACTAGAACTTGCACTTGCAGGATTTAGAAAAGCAGAAGTAAATGTCTACACACAAGACGGAAAACTCTTTGTCGAAGGACAAAAAGAGGACACCGAATCAGAAACCACTTATGTCCACAGAGGAATGGCTCAACGATCTTTCACCAGATCTTGGACACTGGCAGAGGACACGGAAGTTAGATCAGTTGAATTTGAGGATGGGTTGTTGAGTATTGTTATGGGAAGAATTGTTCCCGAACATCATCAAAAGAAAGTCTGGTTCTAAATACTTTTGGGTAAACTCCAAATATCGTCGCCGTAGAGGGGTAACTGGCCAAATCCAGTTGTAACCCCTCTTTTTTTATGCTATAATACTCGGAGAGGTAAATTAAAAATGTCGATTAAGATTGCATTATTGAAATCGGGGGAGTCGGTAATTGCCGATATTAAAGAACTGATTTCTGATGGAAAGATTTGTGGATATCTATTCAAGAGTCCTTATATTGTAGATCTTGCACCTAGTGAAGAGGTTCTTCTTTTGGAAGAAGGGCAAACTCCACCAGAAGATAGGAATGTAGGAGTTAATTTTACACCTTGGATTTCTCTTACATCAGATAAGGAAATACCTGTAAGATATGACTGGTTGGTTACTGTTGTGACTCCAGTAAAAGAAATTGAAAAACTTTACGAGGAAATGATTAATGGACAAGATGATCAAAGTGATTCTACTGACGAACAGTGAAAAAATCATCAGTGAAATTGATGAGGTTGGGGCAGAAATTGGAGAACCAGACTGTAAACTGATTAAACCATATGATGTAAAAGATTTAGTTCCTTGGATGGGAGAGTATACAGATCAAAATGAATTTATGATTAGTTCTGATAAAATCATTACTATGTCAGATCCTAAACCAGACTTACTTAAAAACTACTTAGAAAAAATTAACTGATGCGGTTCTACACAAACGTTCAAATGGTCGGTGACCACTTTCTTGTGCGTGGGTATGAGAACGGAAGGCACTTTGCTACAAGAGAAAAGTTTTATCCTACATTATTTGTCCCTTCTAATAAAGAAACAAAATATAAAACTCTTGAGGGAGACTATGTTGAATCAATAGATCCGGGAACTGTTCGTGATTGTAGAGAGTTCATCAAGAAATATGATGGTGTTCGAAACTTTAAGGTCTATGGTAATGATCGATACATTTATCAGTATATTTCTGAGATGTATCCAGAAGAAGAAGTAAAGTTTGACACTACAAAGATCAAAATATCTACGATTGATATTGAGGTGAAGACTGAGAATGGATTCCCTGATGTAGAGTCTGCCGCAGAAGAGGTTCTTCTTATTACTGTGCAGGATTATACTACAAAACAAATTCGCACCTGGGGTCAGGGTCCGTTTAATACTGAGCAAGAGAATGTTATCTACAAAAGTTTCAGAACAGAATATGAGTTACTGAATGACTTTATAAACTGGTGGATGATTGAGACTAATACTCCCGAAGTTGTGACTGGATGGAATAGTGAACTGTATGATATGCCTTATTTGGTGAGGCGTATTGATCGCATTCTTGGTGAGAAGTTAATGAAACGACTTTCTCCTTGGGGTTTGGTGACTGAACGTGAGACTATTGTAATGGGTCGTAAACAGATCTCTTATGATGTTGGAGGTATTACACAACTTGATTATCTAAATCTCTATAAGAAGTTTACTTATAAGGCACAAGAGTCTTATCGTTTGGATTATATTGCGAGTGTAGAACTTGGACAAAAGAAACTTGATCACTCTGAGTTTGATACATTTAAAGATTTCTATACTAAAGGGTGGCAGAAATTTGTAGAATATAATATCATTGACGTGGAACTTGTTGACCGAATGGAAGACAAGATGAAACTGATTGAACTCGCAATTACTATGGCATATGATGCTAAGGTAAATTATAATGATGTGTTCTATCAAGTTCGTATGTGGGATGCGATCATTTATAATTATCTCAAAAAAAGAAACATTGTAATTCCACCCAAAGAACGTTCAGACAAGGATGCAAAATATGCGGGAGCATATGTTAAGGAACCGATTCCTGGAAAGTATGATTGGGTTGTGTCTTTTGACCTTAACTCTCTCTACCCTCATCTTTTGATGCAATATAATATTTCGCCAGAGACACTTCTTGAAGAAAGGCATCCTAATGTTTCAGTGGAAAAGATATTGAATCAAGAAATTAATTTTGAAATGTATAAAGATTATGCCGTATGTCCCAATGGTGCAATGTATCGTAAAGATATTCGTGGATTTCTTCCAGAACTAATGGAAAAGATTTATAAAGAAAGAACCGTATATAAAAAGAAAATGCTTGAAGAGAAGAAAAAACTTGAAGAAATTGAAAATGAAATGAAGACGAGGAAAATTATATAAATGGTAAAGTGGTTACAAAAGGTAAAGCAAAGGGGTGGAAATGTGAACTTATCTGAATTATCTGATTCTCAATTGAAAATTTTGAGGGAAAAAACTATAAAAGAAGTTGCTAGATGCAATAATATACAAATGGCGAGAAAAATTCAATTAAATTCTGCTTACGGAAGCGTGGGAAATCAATATTTTAGATATTTTAAAATTGAGAATGCTGAGGCAATTACTCTCTCAGGTCAGGTTTCCATTCGTTGGATTGAGAACAAGATGAATGGATTTCTAAATAAGATTTTGCAAACAGAGAAAGTCGATTATGTTATCGCATCTGACACTGACTCAATCTATCTTAATATGGGACCTCTTGTTGATAAATTTCTTAGTCGTAAGTCTGACGATAAAACAAAAGTTGTTCAGTTACTTGATAAGATCTGCGAAGACAAGTTGGAACCGTTCATCGAACAATCTTATACGGAACTTGCGAATTACGTTTCGGCATATGAACAGAAGATGATTATGAAACGTGAGAATATATCAGAACGTGGTATTTGGACTGCGAAGAAGAGATATATTCTCAACGTATGGAACAGTGAAGGAGTTCAGTATTCAGAACCTAAACTTAAGATGATGGGTATTGAGGCAGTCAAATCATCTACACCGGCACCGTGTAGAACGATGATTAAGGATGGTCTCAAACTGATGATGAGTGGTACTGAAGAAGAAGTAATTGACTTTATTGATAATTGCCGTAAAGAATTTAAGGCACTTCCTCCGGAGCAGATTGCATTTCCCCGTTCAGTATCGGATGTTGTTAAGTATAGATCTTATTCTGATATCTATTCCAAAGGAACACCTATTCATTGTCGTGGAGCACTATTGTTCAATCATTATATTAAGGAGAAGAAACTTGATAATAAGTATTCTCTTATCAATAATGGTGAGAAAATCAAGTTCATTTATCTGAAGAAACCAAATATTATTCAGGAGAATGTCATCTCATTTATTCAAGACTTTCCACATGAACTCGGTCTTGACAAATACATAGATTATGAATTACAATTTGAAAAGAGTTTTT